TTAGTGTAGGCTACAACGGTGGCAGCGGCGATGCATCGAATCCGTATTTTGGTGGCGGTGGCGGTGGAGGCGCTGGTGCCGTGGGTGCTAACGGTGTCGGCGGGGGCGCTGGGGGCGCTGGTGGTGCTGGGGTTGCAAATAGTATCACTGGTTCTAGTGTTACATACGGTGGCGGCGGTGGTGGTCGAGGGAGTTTTAACCAAGGCGCTGGTGGTTCTGGTGGGGGAGGTGCTGGCTCCAACACGGCAGTGGGAGGCGCTGGCACAGATAACCTTGGCGCTGGCGGCGGTGCGGGAACCTCTGGTGGAGACGGTGGAGATGGTGTTGTGATTATCAGATGGGCTTCATCATGAATACTAGTTATGCTGCTAAAATTGAAAACGGCATCGTTCGACAGGTAATCGTCGGTGATTCGGTGTGGGCTACAGAAAACCTTGGTGGTTTCTGGGTTGACTCTGAAACCAAAGTTGGTGTCGGTTGGGCTTGGACTGAGCAAGACGGTTTTGTCGCCCCCCAGGAACCTGAACCAGAACCTGAACCAGTAGAGTAATTTTTAGTATGGCTATCGACTATGATGCCATAGTAGACTACGATTCCGTATCCTACGACTATGAGGGTACTCCTGATTCGGTAGATCGAACTGCGACTGGTAGCGGTCTAGGGTCTGGTTCAGCGCTATGGTTACGCACCAAGATTGTATCCGCCAGCGGTAGTGGTACGGGATCTAGTACCGCACTAGATACACTAGTCCTAACTAGGACGGCTTCGGCGTTTGGTAGCGGAACGCAGTCTAGCGTTCATCTAGTATCTAGAACTAGGACTGCTAGTGGAACTAGCACTAGCGGTTCATTAGATATATTACTAATCACTAGTGTCCGTTCTGCCATCGGCGTAGGCGCTGGAACTTCGGTTGCTGTTAGCACCAAGTTGCTATCTAGGACTGCCGATGATGCTACGGCTGGTGGCTCTAATGTCCTCGCATTTGCCACTAGGTTTCGTTCTGGCGTGTCCAACGGGGCTGGGGGTACCGAAGTGGCTACCTGGCGTAATGCGGGTGCCACATTGAATTCTGAGATAAAGATGCCACCCTTCTGGGTGGACAAGAACCCTAGGTACATTAGGCGCAGATAAATGGACATTAATGAACTGGTGCAGGAACGTGAATGGCGAGCCTGCAAAGCGAAGAAGAACGCTACTATAGATGAGCAGTTGGATGCGTTCGTACATTTCTGCTCGAACTACTGGTACATTAAACACCCTGAGCGGGGTCGTATCAAGTTCGAGTTGCGTGAAGCACAGCGTGAGACTGTGCGTTCCTGGTTGGCTAACCGCTATAGTGTAGTTCTGAAGGCACGCCAGATTGGATTCTCCACTCTGGCGGCGGCATACTGTTTTTGGTTGACATACTTTGAATCTGACCGATTCGTGGTCATGCTGAGTAGAACGGAACGTGAGGCAATGAAGTTGCTTCAGAAGTCCAAGTACGGGTACCGCTGGTTGCCTGAGTGGATGAAGGTTCGTGGACCTAGACTGTTGACTGATCACCAGTTGAAGATGGTATTCGACAACGAGTCCGCTATTGAGTCATTGCCCTCTAGCAATGACCCTGCTCGTGGTGAATCTGTTTACCTGGTGGTGGTGGACGAGATGGCGTTCCTCAGTAACCCTGATGAAGCGTGGGCATCTATCGAACCTATTGCTGACGTTGGTGGACGAGTCATCTGCCTGAGTACTGCCAATGGTTCAGGTAACTTCTTCCATAAACTATGGGTTGGTTCCCAGACTGGAACCAACCAGTTCAAGGGTGTGTTCTGGGCTTGGGATGCTGGTGACCGTAACGAGGACTGGTATGAAGTCAAGCGCCGTTCCCTACCTGAGTGGCAGTTACATCAGGAATATCCACGCTCCCCTGAGGAAGCGTTCATCAAGTCAGGTAACCCTGTTTTTGATATTGAGATCATCAACTCGATTATTCCTAGTTCGCCTACTGTTGGTACGGTTGTGACTGGAGAGAACGCTAGGTTTGTTCCTGGGGATGGTCCTTTCCGTATGTGGGAGGAACCAGACGAAACTAGCCATTATGTTGTTGGGGCTGACGTTGCAGAAGGTTTGTCGCATGGAGACTATAGTTCGGCTCATGTTATCAACGCTAATACGGGGCTTGTTGCGGCTCATTGGCACGGACGAATAGACCCCGACCTGTTTGGGGAAATGCTAGCCGAGATCGGCATGATGTTTAATATGGCGCTAGTCGGGGTTGAGAACAACAACCATGGTTTGACCACGATCAAGGCTTTGCAGCGAACTGGCTATAAGAACATTTATCGGCAGCGCCGTTTGGCTCAAGCCAGACCTGTGCCTACGACTATTCTGGGTTGGCGTACTACTGCTAGTTCTAAGCCTTTGATGATTGACGAGTTGGCTGCTGCTGTCCGCAACGAGGATATTGACATTTGCTGTGAGTTTACTATTGGGGAGTTGCGTACATTTGTACGCAAAGAGAATGGCAAGATGTCTGGTAGCCCGCATGACGACCGTGTAATCTCGTTGGCTATCGCCAACCAGATGCTGAAATATGTGTATCTACCTGAATACTATGTGGGCGAGAATATCCCTAGGAACTCTTTGGCATGGTGGGAACAGTTCCTTGTGGGCGATACCACCCCTAGTTCTCAGCCGATTGGCGCATACAATGTCCGACATGGTGCGGATGTTGGTCGCTAGCGAACGGTTTATCTATAGTATGGGTACTTTTATGTGCGATAACTGCGGAGATTCGTTCCAGGCTGAACAGTTGAACCGTCGAGGTTCAGTCTGTTTTAGATGCCATGTCCGCACTATCCGCTTAGGGTTTGCTCATGGCAAAGAGGACTTCCACGGTCCAACCATCAAGGAACGCCAGGAGAAAACTGTTCGAGACGCCAAGATCAACGGCTATAATGCCGAGCCTGTTGGAAGTCGATGGGTGTGATCTAGCATGTATTGGTGGGTCCCCATTGTAGTTGCAATTATCGGAGGACCGATGATGTGGGGGCTACACCGCCTGGATAAGAACAATAGCAAGCAACACCACGAGAACTCATCTATCCTAACTAGGATTGAGGAGCGTGTCATTAAACTGGATGATCGTTTGCACGATCATATTAGTTGGCACAACCACCCACCCATAGCGCAGCCCAAGGCTGCCAGAAAGAGAGTTAAACATGAAGTACGGTGATTCAATTCGACGGGCAGTAGCCACGTTCATTTTTGCTTTTGTTGGTGTTGCTGCTGGCTCAGCCACAGGCAACCTGGAAATTAGCGAATCCGCTATTTGGGCTGGCGTTGGCGCTCTGCTCAACTTCGCTTATCGTGCAGCAGAAGTGTATATTGCTGCCAAGCAAGCAAACCGAGACTAATAACAGTTAGGAACCTTTGATGGCACGAACATCCAATAGTGAACTGCTGGCGAGATACCGTAAGAAAATTACGGCATCTCGTCGTTGGCGCAAAGAGGAATCATATGATGAAACCTGGAAGCGTCTGGTTGACATGTATCGAGGCAGACATTACGAGTATTTCACTGACGAGGATCGAATCCTTGTCAACATGATTTTCTCAACCGTCAATGTTATCGCCCCTAGCATTTCGGTCAACTATCCGAAGATCACTGTTTCGGCGGTGAACCCCGAGAATGCTCCGAATGCTGTGATTGCGGAAGCAGTGGTGAACTATTGGTGGCGGCACCGTGAGGTGAAAGCACAGTTCCGCCGTGCCGTCAAAGACCTACTTATTGTTGGTCATGGTTGGATGAAGGTCGGTTACCGATACGTTGAAGAAGAACGTATCGGTGACGACGAAGATGTCAACGATCCTGGTGCAGAAGAAAACTATAGTACGACTAACTATAATGTGTTGGAGGACGCTCCGTTTGTGGAGCGTCTCAGCCCGTTTGATGTGTTTGTTGATCCTGACGGGACTGGCATGGATGACATCAAATGGATCGCTCATCGCACCCGTCGCCCCATTAGCGACGTCCGCACAGACCGCCGTTACAATCGTACCGCCCGTGAAGAAGTCCAGGCAGTATCGTATTCTCGCTATAGCGTGGATGAGCCTCAGCATCGCAAGATTAACGACAAAGACGAAGGCTATGCCGATATCTTCGAATACTATGATCTGAGGAACAACACGGTTTGTGTGTTCGCTGAGGGCGGAGAATCATTCCTAATTAAGCCCCGTCAGATGCCGTATGCCTTCGGGCACCCGTTCGTGATGCTGAGGAACTATGATGTTCCCGACCAGTTCTATCCGATTGGTGACGTCGAAGCAATCGAGCCACTCCAGCGGGAATTGAATGCTACTCGTACTCAGATGATGAACCATCGCAAGAAGTACGCCAGGAAATATCTGTTCCGTGAAACAAGTATCGACGCTAATGGTCGGGCTGCTATGGAATCCGATGAGGACAACATCATGGTTCCCGTTATCGGTGATGCCCCGCTAGCAGATGTTGTCCAGCCGTTCCCTGCGTTGATGAACCCACCCGAGTTCTATAACCAGTCGGCGATGATTGAAGCAGACATCAACACCATTAGCGGTGTTGCAGAGTTCATGCGTGGTTCTGTATCCGAAATTCGACGTACGGCAACGGAAGTCGGATTGCTCCAGGATGCTGCTAATGCCCGTACCGCAGACAAGTTGGCGACCGTTGAAAACGGTATCGCCACCATTGGACGGAAACTATTGGCTCTTAGCCAGCAGTTCCTTACTGGCGTCCAGGTAGCCCGTATCCTTGGTCGTGACGGAGAACCGATCTGGATTCGCTACGATAGAGATTATATTGCTGGCGAGTTCGATTTCGAGGTTGTGGGCGGTTCGACCATGCCGAACAATGAGTCCGCTCGCCGTGCCCAGGCTGCTGAACTGGTGGCTGCTATGATGCCGTTTGTATCCGCTGGTGTGGTGGACATGAACAAACTGGCGGCTCATGTTCTCCAGAACGGCTTTAACGTCAAGAACCCCGAGGCTTTCATTCTGGCTCCGCCACCTGCACCCGAGCAGGAGATGGCACCTGAAGGTGGTTTACCACCAGAATTGGCGGGCGGTTTACCGCCTGAGATGATGGGCGCACCTATGGGTGCGCCACCCATGCCAATGGGTGGACCAGTCCCGTCTGGTCCTGGAGGGGTCGCACTTGACCCCGCTATCTTGGAGATGCTGATGACACCTCCGCCCACATCTGGACCTGGGATACCTATGGGTGAGTCTATTCCGCCTGAGTTGCTGGCTATGTTGCTGGCATCTGGTGGCGCCCTAAGTGGTGTCGAGGGGCTACCTGCCGAGGCAGTTGCCCCCCTTCTAGGAAACCCGCCAGTATAGGCGGCGAACGATACCCCCTATAGTAGAGCAACCATATCGGACTCTAGTTTGGAGCAATAACGTGGAAAACACAGAAGCCGTTACATCTGCCCCAGTTGAGACTGGACAAGCAGGAGGATCGGAAGTTGGGCAGGCAACTGAGACCAGCACCCCCAGTTACGAGTACGTTGATGTAGACGGGATTGGCGACAAGTACGTCAAGGTTAAGATCGACGGACAAGAACTGGATGTGCCAGTCAAGGAAGCACTGAGCGGATACCAGCGTCAAGCGGATTATACTCGCAAGACACAGGAATTGGCAGCCCAGCGAGAAAGCCTACAATACGCTGCAACTTTGGCAGAGGCATTGCAGACTGACCCTACTGGAACTTTGCAACTTCTTAGTCAGCATTATGGAGCGCCTACTGGCGTCAACCAGCAGACTGAGGATTTGGAGATGATGGACCCGATTGAACGTCAGGTCTATGAGTTGAATCAGAAGGTCCAGCAGTTTGAGCAGGTGCAAGCCAAAGCGGAGTTGGAGCAAGAGATTTCTAGACTTAGTGGCAAGTATCAGGATTTTAACGCTCCTGAAGTTATTAATCATGCTTTGCGTACTGGGATCGTAGACTTGGAACTGGCATATAAGCAGGTCGCATATGATCGGCTAGCCCAGGAAGTTGCTGCGATTCGAGGCGCCCAGCAGGTTGTGGCTTCTAAGGAGCAGCAGATCGTTGATGCGAAACGGGACGCAAGTTTCGTTACTGGTGGCGTTAGCGCTAACGGTGCAACTGAGCCTATTGGTCGAATCTCGTCTGTTGCCGATGCTTGGCTGGCGGCAAAACGACAGATGGGGATGTAATCAACCCACCTTATAACAAACTGGAGTAAACTATGAGTAACCCGAATTTTGACCAACTGTTGGCAACTACGCTTGCCAACTATCGTGACCAACTGACCGACAACATTTTCACGGCTCGTCCGTTGACCTACTTCCTCATGGACAAGGGTCGCATCCGTATGTTGGATGGCGGTACGAAGATCGTGGAACCCCTCATCTACGGAACGAACAGCACCGTGGCATCGTACTCAGGTTACGACACCATCTCGCTGACCGCCCAGGATGGTATCACGGCTGCCGAATACGATTGGAAGCAGTACGCTGCATCCATCGCCATCAGCGGTATCGAAGAAGCCAAGAACAACGGCGAAGCCGCTATTCTGAATCTGTTGGAAGCCAAGGTCATGCAGGCTGAGGAGTCTATGCGTGAAGGTTTCAACCAGATGTTCTTCGGTGACGGCACTGGCAACAGCGGCAAGAACTGGAACGGTCTTGGCAACCTGGTGGAAGCATCGGGTACTGTTGGTGGAATCAACCGTGCGACCGCAGGTAACGAGTATTGGCGCTCCTATGAGGAGAACACCGCTGGTGCGCTCACGCTTGCTCAGATGGCTACGGGATACAACACCGTGTCCGTTGGTAACGATCATCCCGACATGATCCTTACCACGCAGACTCTGTTCGAGAAGTACGAGTCCTTGTTGACGCCTCAGTTGCGGTACACTGATACCAAGACTGCTGACGCAGGATTCCAGAACCTTCTGTTCAAGGCTGCGCCCGTTGCCTACGATGTGCATTGCACCGCTGGTGTCATGTACTTCCTCAATAGCAAGTACCTGACCCTCGTTGGTCATAGTGGCAAGTGGTTCTCCCAGACGGAGTTCGTCCGTCCCGAGAACCTGGACGCTAAGTATGCTTTGATCATGTGCTACGGTAACCTCACTTGCCGTAACGCTAAGAAGCAGGGCAAGTTGACGGCTAAGACTGCCTAATGTAGTCGATGGTGGGTGGCTCTAATTGGAGCCACCCACCTGACCGTCTAGTTAAAGAAACGATTGGAGCATAATGGCACGGAATCCCGTTAAGCCGAAAGATAATCCGAAGTTTGCTGGGGCGCCTGTTAGGAATAAACCGAAGCCGCCAGCAATGCCACAGAACAAGAATCTGACACCACCTAACGCCACTGGCATTAAGGCAACTAAGCCGAAAACAAAGAAGGCTAGCGGTCGAGTAAGTGCTGGTACTGGCAAGAACGGTCTGTATTGGTGATCTGCACCAATATCTTCTAGTTACCATCCCCACCCGTTTGTGCGGGATGGGGATGTTTTATTGATACGAGGTTTTATGAACAACTCAGCACCCGCACATTCTTACTACGGTAGACCCCAAGGCGACTATAGATTGGCGCACATTGAGGGGGCTAGGTTGGCTACTGCTAGCGCACCGTATGTGGGTCGAGGCAACAAGTGTTGTGGGAACGAGGATACCTGTGAGGGTATGCGAGCCAAAGGCACCGAGTTTTGTATGGGTCATCTGAGGAAGATGGCGAAGGAAAGCGTCACTAAGGCACCTAGCGAGGAGGTGGTTGTTGATGGCTCAGACGAGGATGACTCTGAATGATATTGTCACGAAGGTTCGTGAGGTAACGGAACTGGATTCAACCGATGTTCCTACATCAGTTATCACCATGTATGTTCGTGACGGATACAATAGGATTATTGATCTGGAACGTCGATGGACGTTCCTGGAATGCAAGTTCTCTATGACGACCACACCCAATGTGGGCGAATACACAATCAACGATTTCACGACGGACGACATCCGTGAGGTAATTTCGATTGTGGATGATGAGGGTACACGCATGGAGTTCATTTCGTATGATGAGGCTGAGGATTTGTTCCTTGATGTTACGACTCCGATCAAACGTCCGATCATGTATTCGATGTGGGCTGGGAAGATTTACTTGTTCCCGAAGCCGAATGCCGCTTACACGGCGACGGTGCGAGCATACCGTTATCCTGAGGATTGGGTGACGAACAACGCTATCGTGGACGGTCCCGCCGCATTCGACATCCCACTAGTCTATTATGCTACTAGCCGTATCTACCAGGCGCAAGAGGAACTTCAGACTGCGATGCGTTACGAACAGTCCTTCAGCGATGCCATTAGCATGGCACGCCGTGACCTGACTAGACCCCCTAGTAATTCGCCTGTTGTGTTTGCTGGTGGTTCGAAGAAGCGGTTGATGCGAGGCACGGACTGGTCGTACTAGAATGATTAAGGCTATCAGGGTTGATGATTTTACTGGCGGTTTGAATCTTGATTCGAACGCTTTTCGGCTTGCCCCGAATGAAACCAATGATGCTTTGAATGTGGATTTTACTATTGATGGTGGCGTGTCATCCAGATATGGTTTTGTGCGGTCGAATACGACCGCACTCAATGGGGCTAGTGTCGGCAATCTAAAGCCGATGCGTTTGTTCTCCTGGGATAACTCCTCCAGACGTCTAGTTATTGCTACTGAAACGGAAGTGCTAACGTACCCTAGTACGACTACTGGGTATGCTGCTGCGGACAACACTGGCATTGATACTAACGCTACTTATGGTGCAGGGTTTACTACCTGGGACCAGGATTCTACTAGCACCCTGTATGTGTCTTGTGGTTTGGGATACAACTGCTCGAAGATTGATGGCACTACCGTTACTACTTTGACGGCTAGTGGTACTGGCGCATGGCAGAATGATCTGACTAACCCGAACGGCACTCATGCCCCTAGGGGTCAGTTGATCGCTACCCATGCTGAAAGATTGTGGATTGCTGATACATACGAAAATGCGGTGGGGTACCCAAACCGCATTAGGTTCTCCCATCCTTTGTTCCCTGAGTCGTGGCGTGAAGATGACTATATTGATATCGTGGCTGGTGGTGCCAGGATTAACGCTATCGTTCCTTTTGGTGGCAACCTGGTTGTCTTCAAGGATAAGGCGATCTTTGCTATCTACGGTTTCAACGAGGAAACCTTTCAGGTGGTTGACATCTCACGGCATCTTGGTGCTGTCAGCACGAACTGTGTTGTTTCCACCCCTAATGGTATCTACTTCTATTCAAACCCTGATGGTGTGTTCTTCTTTAACGGCACAGAGATCAAGGATGTATTCGGGAATCTTCGACCGATGCTTGCTGGATCGGGCGAAATTTCTGAGGGTGCTGTTCCCAGTATGAGCATGGGATTCGCCAACAATAAACTGTATCTGAGTTTGCCGAAGGGTAACGATACGGCGGACATCCTCACCTACAGTTCGTCTGTCGAGGATTACGATGAGGAATCCAGAAAGTACGACGGGTTTGTCAAGGCTAGTTCCCCTACTATTGCTTTAGTGTATGACCCCACTATTGGTAAGGGTTGTTGGACAGCCTACAGGACAGCAGACGACTTCGGTCTAGTTAGCCCGATTGACTTCCTAAGAAACGATGGCGACATTGACCATGTGGCAGTGCATCCGTACCAGCCGTATCTACTTAATATCGATAAGGTGGAGAACGGTAGCGCCGATAATATCACTGGTTCTGTAACGGCATTTGAATCCTATTATGTGACTAGTTGGCAGGACGCTAAGTCTGTGTCATCGAAGAAGTTCTGGCGTAGACCTGAGTTTGTATTCCGCAAAGATTCTGTGCCAGCATCTTTGACGGTTGCCGTCTACCATGACTGGGACTCGTATACGCCAATTAAGACTTTCTCTAGTACCGCACCTAGTGGTACGGTTGACCCGAACCAGGGTGATAGTTGGGGTCCACCCGAGTTGGGTGCGACCCACGTTTACGCTGATTCTTTAGGTCTTGCCAGGGCAGTTAGAATGAAAATCTCTAGCAACACGAACCAACCTTGGTCGATCTACAGTATCGTTTACAAGTTTAATCCTAGGAAGATGAAGGTTTAGTTATGCCCAGGAAACTGTGGACAAGCCCGAATCTTCCGTTCTTTAAGGGTACTGACGCCTTGCATACCAAGGCGTCTTTGTTGTCTTTGAACGAGTATTTGCGTCAGCATGTGGGTCATTGGCAAGAATTGGAAGGGATAACCGACGCCAACGGCAGAGTTAACTTTACTATTGACTGTGGTTTTAAGCCCGTTAGTGTGCTTGTGACTGAGCATTATGTTTCTGGTGCCGCACACGATATGGGTCCGTGCCATGTGCATACCTATAGCCAAACAAACTTGGATGTGCATTTTCTCACCAAGTCTGGGCAGGATCGTGGAACACATGATGTGAAGATTTGCTATATGATGCTACCTGATGCTGGCGAACGATAGGGGTATATTGATGAGTATGTTCACTAGCACAGATACCAACGGGTATTTGAATGACTATATGGCGCAGGAAGCCGCCGCTAGGCGGAAGCGTCTAGTTGGTCGTTCCCAATATGATTACGGTGTCCGTGAACTAAACCGCCAGGCGTCCCAGGCTCTTGGGGATATCGGTCAGAAGTATTCTAAAGGCATGGAACCTCAGGTTACCCAGTATACGGGGCGTGGCTTGGGTCGTTCAGGTATCTTCCAGCGTGCTATGAAAGATTATGTTGAGTCTCAGCAGCGTGATGTGAACAAGGTTTATGGGGAACTCCAGGGTCAGATGGGTCAGTTGGCTATGGGGGAGAATGAGGCTGGGTTGGCGTTGCAGGACGAGTTGGATCGCATTGCACGCCAACGTAATCAGGAGATTTTGAATGCTGCGGTCGAGTTGAAATCTTGGGCGCCGTACGCTGGCTTGTTCGGCTAGTTAGGAGTTTATTATGGCTGGATTATTTACACAAAACCCAGATTATTCTGGTGATTTTGGTCCTGGTGGGTCATCTAGTGGTGGCAGTACCCCTGGGCGTCCTCGACCTGGGGTCACGCTTGGACCATTGAACCCGCTATGGGGACAACTAGGAAACATTAAACTTAGGGGTGGAACACCCCAGGCTCCAGCGGAACCATCTATCCCGCCCGTCATCCAGAACATCCGTGATCTGTATGGGAATCTGGAAAGTCAGTTGGGTCAGGTTAGTGCGGCTGAAGCGAATCGTATCGCTCAGTCTAGCGGCTCGACTCTTAGATCATTGCAGGGGATTGATCCGATGGCTGGGTATCGTCAGTCGGCACCGATGCTGGCGGCACCCCAGGCTGCCGCCACATCCTACCTACAGGCGATTGGTGCTAACCCATCCCAGGTTACGGCACAGCAGGCTTTGGCTAACCAGTTGATGCAATCTCAATCCCAGTCCCAGGATGCGTTTACACAAGCGTTGAATGATTATGCTTCTCAGTATCGTCGGGCGCAGGAGGCTGAGGTTTACTCGAATCAAGATCGTGCGTTGGCTGCGTTGAACGCTGCCACCCAATCTCAGGGTGTTGGTCTCCAGATGGCGAGGATGGAGCAGGAGAACGCCATTAGGAAGATGCTTCTGGAATATCAGATTGCGATGGCGCAAGCACAAGGACAGGGAAGGGTTAACCGTATGCCTAGTTTGTCTGACGTTTCAAGGGTGTTGTTCTAATGGCTATTGAGGATATCGCAGCGCAGAATCTAAGCCCGTATTTGCAGTGGCTATTGAGCCGAGCAGCGCAAACCCAGGGTGGTGGCAATGCTAATGCGTCGCAACCGTTGGCTGCTTTGCAGACTGCGGTCGCTCCGCCGAATCCCGTGATGATCCAGGCTTTGGGGCAACTTGGTAGCGCATACGGTGGCGATCTGGGTAGGTCTTTGCGTACTGCTCAGCGTGCTGTTCCTGGTTCATTTGCTGGGGCTAATGTGTC